AGTAGGACCTGTTAATAAGGGATTACCTGGTTATGATTATGTGCACTATGAAAGAATACCTTATGTATTAAATAACAAATATACTAAAAATAGAGTTAAGTATTATATGCAAAATACTAACGGTTATTTATATCTTATAGTACCTAACAATATATTACAGGTATTAAAGTTTATAAATATACAAGGTGTATTTGAAGATCCAAGAGATGCTTATAACTTTGAAGATTGTGATGGAAAACCTTGCTATTCTTCAACAGATCCTTTCCCAATTAAAAACTGGATGGTTAATAGTATAGTAGATATGGCTGTTAAATTGTTCTTAGCTACACAAGCTTCAGTAGCTGAAGATACTACTAATAATAATGAAAATGATTACACAACACAAGCTAAGTAATACTGAATTAGGTATTAAAGAAAGAGGTAAAGGTAAGTATCTTGCTGATTATGGATTAGGAGATTATTATAAATATTATTTAAATAATCTTAGTAAAGCTGAATTACCATTAGGAACTGATTTAAAAGATTTAAAATACAATGTATCTTTTAATAAGTATAGAAGTGTGCTTATGAAGATATTTAGAAAAGCTAGAACTAAAATGATTCTTACTAATTCTGAATATCCACTACCTTGTAAGATGGGTAGAATTATGATACAGAAAGTTAGAAAAAAACTACAATTAGATGAGAATGGTAATGTAATTAAACGAGTACCTATTAACTATAAAGCAACTAGAGAATTGTGGGCTACTGATCCTGAAGCTAAAGAGAAAAGATTAAAAATATATCAGTTTAATGATCATACTAATGGTTACAGATTAAAGATAGTATGGTTAAAAAAGAATTGTAATATGAATAAAAAGAAATATTACAAACTTACAGCTGTAAGAGAATTTAAAAGACAAGTACCTGAACTAATTAAAAAACATCCTGAGTTAGATTTTTTTGTAAGTCCTTTCTCAGATTACTAATATACAAATTAAAATATGGCATTAAATGGTAAGTTAATTTCAGTTAATGAAGTTATAAACAATGTACTTAGAGATAACCAATATAAGAATCAACAGTTTGAAGTAGGAAGTTTTGTAGAATGGGCTAATGAAGCTTGTGATTTAATAGGTGTACCTTATAATCTTATTAATGATTATGCAATTATTGATATTGAGAATCATAAAGGATTTATACCTTGTAACCTACATACTTTAGATCAAGCTATGGTACTTACTAAAAATGGTGTAATAGTACCTATGAGAGGTTCAACTTCTACTACTCATCCTTGGAACATTAATAACATTAATGACTATCCTTTAGTTAATCCTGTACAACCTGTAGGATTTGATCCTGACGGTAATCCTATTATTAACTTTAATAATTATGATAATGCTATTACTAAAGGATTAATTAATAACTTACCTTACACATTAAGAGATATTACTTATAATGTTCAAGGTAATTATATATTCACCTCTTTTAAAGATGGTGCTCAAGTAATTATGTTTTATAAAGCTTTTCCAGTTGATCAAGAGGGTTACCCTCTTATACCTGATGATATTAGCTTTAAACAAGCTGTACAATCTTATATAAGACTTAAAGTAGATTACTTACTATGGAGAAGAAATATTATTGCTAGAGATGTATTTGAATACTCTGAAAGAGAGTGGATGTGGTATGTAGGTCAAGCTAAAACTAAAGCTCTTACTCCTAATTATGATATGATGGAATCTTGGAAGAATCAACACCTTACACTTATGCCTAGAATTAATGAACAAGCTAGAAACTTTGAAGGTATTGGTCAATCTCAATATATTAACTTTGGTATGAGAAACTATAGATATTAATACTAATGGCTCAAGAAAAAGAACAAGAACAAGGTGGTCAAACTAATGGTATTGCAATAAATACTTTTACTGGAGGTATTAACCAAGACTTAGCTAAGACTATATATAAACAAGGTAATTATTTAGATGCTCTAAATATTACTTTACTTACTGATGGTGGATTAAGTACAGCTGTTGTACAAAATAAGAAGGGAACTAAACTACAAATTCAGTTTCCTACAACTATTCCAGCTGCTACTTATGAATCTAATAGAGAATATCCTCAAGTTGTACCTGCTCAAGAAAATATAAAAGTTATTGAAGGTTTAGCAATAACTGATGGTAGTGGAGTACAAAACTTATTCTTTATTACAAAGAGTAATACTGTAGGTAATCCTAATGATAATGGTTATGGTCAAATATGGAGATGTAATTTTTTAGGTACTAGTGATAACATATCAGGTGCTATTAATGGTTTTGAATTAACTGTTAATAATCATATGATGTATAATAGAGATCTTAACTTTAAGTTTGTAGAAAGAATTAAAGCTATTGGTAAGTATGAGAATGAAAACTTTTCTAGAATATACTGGACTGATGGTATTAATCCATTAAGAAGTATTAATACAATAGGTTCTTTACAATCTTTATTAAATATACCTGTAAGAACTTTAAATATAGTATCTGAATCTAATTTAGATACTCCTGTTATTAGTAGATTAATTAAAGGTAGTTTACCTGAAGGTAAATATCAATTAGCTTATAGATTATTAAGTAAAAGTGGAGATTTAACTAACTTCAGTACTTGTAGTAATTTAATAGATGTTATTGAAGGTAATGAGTTTAATAGTGAACTTGGATACCCATTAGCTGATACAATAGAGTATACTACAGATGTTATGGCTGCTACAGATAATAAAGAAGTTATTGACTCTGATAAAGGTATTGAGTTTTATATACCTCGTATTGATAAAGATTATGAAATGATTCAATACGCTTTAATATATTATAGTCAACCTAATTTACCTGAAATATTTGTATATCCTTATAAAGAAATATCTTTATATAGAAATCAATATGAAAGCTTTACTGATTTATTTAGTGATACTTTTCTATTAACTACAGAAGAGTTTAATATAATGTATGCTCCATTTGAAAAAGTAGGTACTATTGAAGTTAAAGATAATATCTTATTTGCTGCTAATACTACTAACGAAATGTTTAAGGTTAATATAGATTACAGAGCTTATAGATATAATGATAATGGTGAATGTACTACTTATGAATTAGATGGTAATACAAATACTTTTACTACTAACTATCCTAATAATGATTTATTAGATGTTATTAATCCTTATAATGATGAGAGTGGTAAGATATTTGGTTTAAATAATGTAGGTAATCCTACAACTTGGTATAATAATCATCAATATAAATATAAACAAGATGGTGTTACTTTAGGTGGTCAAGGTCCTAATATTGGTTATACTTTTGGTACAACTCAAATTATAGTTGATAGTGGTGTTAATCCAGCATTAAAAATTAACAGAGCTCCTTTAATTAAAACTGAAGTTGATAATAATTCTACACTTATAAGTGTACCTAATCATGTTACTAATAATAATGGTAGCTTTAGTAGTTTAAAATCTCCTTATAAAGCTAGCTGTCAAGTATCTTGGCAACGTGGAGAAGTATATAGGTTTGGTATTACTTTTTATAATAAGAAAGGACAAGCTTCTTATGTTAACTGGATAGGTGATATTAAGATGCCTGATTTTAATGAAACTAATAATCCTGCTTGTTTACTATCAACATTTAGTAGTAATAATGCTAAGTTAACAATGTATTCTACTTATATAGATTTTGATGTTAATGTACCTCAAGATTTAGCTAAAGAAATTAGTGGATTTAGAATAGTATATGTTGAAAGACAAGAAAATGATAAGACTAGGTTTGGTACTGCCATTACTGGTGGTATGCAAACTTTTGATAGATTAAATATTAATGATAATCCATTTGGTATAGATTATACTATATCAATTATAGCAACTGTTATTTGTTATAAAATAGGTAACTATATAGATGAAGTAGATGGTAGTGATTCTACAGATCCATTTAATATTAAAGAAAATATTAGAGAAAAAATAATGCAAGCAGCTGCAGCAACTATTTATAAAAAAATAAATAGTATGCCTTCAGCAGCTCAACAAAGAGTAACTAGTTCTGAAGATTTAGCTGATTTAGTTGATTCTATATTAGATGGTGCTGTTAATACTAACAATGGATTTTTTAGTTCTATATTAAGTAGTGCTGGAAATTTAATTAAATTAATATTTCCTAAAACTATTGAAAAAATTAAAGAATCTATTAAAGAAGATTTAAGAAAAGTATTAGCTTATAAAGTAGCTGGATTACATCCTAACGTATATTCTTTAGGTCAAATAGGATTTGCTAATGCTGCAATAGCTAGTTCTTCTTTAGCTCATATAGGATACACAATATCTCCTAATGTTGATTTTGGTAAATATGAATTTAAACAAGGAGATTATTTAAAACCTATTCATATATTTAATCAAGGTAATAAAGCTACATATGAATTACATAGAGATTCTACTGTAGGATTATACAATATATTAGATAGTTCTGCTTATTTAAGAAAATGGTATGGTGGTAGTAATATACCTTGGAATGAAGTAGCTGATAGTGATGTTAGAAGAATATATATTAATAATCAAAAAGTACTTATACCTGGTGAGTTATTAGGATCGGGTTTTGATAATGTAATGAATAGTCAAAATGCTGAAAGTGTAGATTTAGATTTTTTAATATCTAATAGTTATGTATCTTCAATACCTCAAGCTAATAAAAGAGGAGAAATTATTAGTTCTTTCACAATGTCATTAAATTCATTTGATGTAGTACAATCTGTTCAACAAGGTATTCAAAATGCTGGAGGAACTTATTATTTTGTTGCTGCTGAATCTTTTTTAAAAAAGATAGTAAGACC